CAGCAGCTCGCGGCGGTCCAGCACCGGCACCGGGTCGCCAAAGGTGAACGCTTCCGCCGCCGGGCCGCCGGTCATCTGTTGCTGCTGCACGGGCTGCGTGCGCGTGCGGTTCCTGCGTTTGCTCATTTAAAAAATCTCCATAATGTTGCCGGTGTGGGCGGCTTCGCCCTGTAGCGGTTCGTTTGCCAGCGCGTGCATGGTCGCCCACGCCAGATCGGCGTGGCTCGCTTCTTCGCTGCGGCTGGCTTCGTAGGTCGGGCGGTTGCCGCTGGCCGTGGTGGCGCGGCGGATTGCCATAAATGACTGCGCGATGTCGAGATGTCCGGCGTCAAACTCCAGACGCCCGCTGCTGATGATGTCGAACGCCTTAAGCACCAGTGCGTTTTTCACGTTCGGGTTATAAACAAACTCCTTCACCGCCGGGAAAAACATCTTCACGTTTTCGTACACGCCGAGGCCGACGCCGGTGGAGTCGATGCCGATATAGGTCACGTTGTACTGCTGCGTCAGCTTTTTGATGGACTCTGCCTGCGCGCGGAAGTCCATGCCGCGCCACTGGTGGCGCTCCAGAATGCGGAACTTGCCGCCCGGCACGGCAGGCGGAGCGATTACCACGCACCCGGCGCTGTCGCCGTTCTGGGTCCCTTTCGCCGGGTCGTAACCGATCCACACTTCGCGCCAGCCGAACGGGCGCAGCGCCAGCGCTTCGAAGTCGGCCCACACCTCCCAGCTGTCCACCATGCACTTCTGCAGCAGCTGCAGCGGGAACACGGACGCCAGATCGTCCACGAATTCGCACATCAGCAGGTTCTGGTATTCCGGCGGGCTGTATTCGAGTCGCAGCTGGTCGAGGTCAAACAGGTTACAGCCGCCGCGCACGGCGTCCTCAACGGTGACAATCTGGCGGAACTGCCCGTCATCGCAGAAGCGGCCCGGCGACAGGTTCATGTGCGACAGGTCGATGTCTACGCGGTCAGCTTTGGCGCGGCCCCGGTTGAACAGGCCGCCGGACCAGAACGGATAGGCGCTGTGCGTGAGGCTGGACGGTGTGGAGAAATAGGTCTGGCGCCACTTCTTATGTAGCGCCATACCGGACGCCACCTTGCGCAGCTCCTGAAACTTCGGGATCCAGAAGTATTCATCCAGGTACAGATTGCCGTGATAGCTCTGCGCGGTGCGGGCGTTGGTGCCGAGGAAGTACAGGCACGCGCCGTTGCTGAGCGTCATCGGGTCGCCTTTCAGCTCTACGTCCACCTCTTTAGCGAACTCAATGATGTACTGTTTGAAAACGTGCGCCTGCGCCTTGCTCGCTGAAAGGAAAATCTGGTTGCGTCCTGTGGTCAGCGCATCCAGCAGCGCCTCACGCGCAAAGTAGTAGGTGGCACCAATCTGGCGCGACTTGAGCACGTTGCGGATGCGGTGCTTGTTGCCCGCGTCCCACCACTGGCGCTGGTAGCCGAACATGGAGCCGTGGAAAATCTCCTGCAGCTTCTCCACCTGCTCGTCGGTAAACACATTCTTTTCCGGCGGCTTGCGCGGCCCGCTGTTGCGGTTCGCCACGTTCGGATTGAGATCCGCCTCGTTGCCGCCGTTGCTGAACTTGCCGATGCGGGCATGGCGCTCGGACTGACGCGCCAGCAGGTCAATCTCCTTAAAGTCTCTCCCTTCTTTTGTCTCCTTCATGATGAGCTGGCAGTAGCGCGCGGCGGTGGTCAGCTGCATCTGGTCAAGCGGGCCATAGTCGCCCCACTTGTCGCGCTTCTTCCAGCTGTGAACGGTTGCGGGTTTCTCTCCCAGCATTTCAGCAATGCGGGCGATGCGGTATCCCTGAAAGTACAGCAGCATGGCCTGCCTGCGGGGATCGAGGTCTTCGGGGGCGAGTGTCGTTGTCATGGCCCCAAAATACGGCCCCGCCGAAGCCTTTTCTGCCGTCTGCCGTTGTGTGGCTGCCCGCACAACGTGCCCGCATTGTTTCGACCCCCTCTGAACCGCAAACATAAGGCTTCAAAGCGATTTACCCAACGGAGCCTGATCTATGGCAGTTAAAGCAAAGCGTTTTCGTATCGGGGTGGAAGGTGCCACCACGGACGGGCGCGAAATTTCCCGTGAATGGCTGGAGCAGATGGCCGCCGCCTACAACCCGGCGGTTTACACCGCGACCATCAATCTGGAACACATCAAATCGTACTCGCCGGACAGCACCTTTAACCGTTACGGCACGGTCAGCGCGCTGGGAACGGAAGAGATCATCGACGGCCCGCTTTCCGGAAAGCTGGCGCTGTATGCCGACATCCTGCCGACGGATTCCCTTGTGGCGCTGGTAAAGCAGGGCCAGAAGCTTTTCACCTCCATGGAAGTCAGCACCAAGTTTGCCGACACCGGCAAAGCCTATCTGGTTGGCCTAGCTGCCACCGACGACCCGGCAAGCCTCGGCACAGAGATGCTGGCCTTCAGCGCGAGCGCGCAACACAACCCGCTGGCAAATCGCAAACAGCACCCGGAAAACCTTTTCACAGCCGCCACCGAAACCGTGATCGAACTGGAAGGAGTGGAGGACAAGCCCGCGCTGTTTGCCCGCATCACCGCGCTGTTCAGCAAAAAGCAGGTGTCCGACGACGCACGCTTTTCTGACGTGCATCAGGCGGTGGAGTTGGTTGCTACCGAGCAGCAGGAATTCAGCACCCGCACCGATAAGGCGCTGGGCGAGCAGGCGGATCGCCTGAGCCAGCTGGAATCCCTGCTGGAAACACAGGTGAACGATTTCACCGAACTAAAGCAACAGCTGGGCCGCGAAGACAGCCGCGCCGATTACCGCCAGCGCGCGCCGGGCAGCGGCGCGCCAGCTGCACACCTTACCAACTGCTAAAGGAGCAGCAACCAATATGAAAACTAAAACCCGTTTTGCCTTTAACGCCTACCTGATGCAGTTGGCAACCCTGAACGGCGTGCCGGTTGAGGCGCTGGCGAGCAAGTTCAGCGTAGAACCAACCGTGGCGCAGACGCTTGAAGATACCATTCAGCAGTCGGCGGCATTTTTAACGCTAGTTAACGTTGTTGGGGTGGATGAGCAGTCCGGCCAATTGCTGGGGCTTGGCGTTGGCAGCTCGATTGCTGGCACCACCGACACCACCGCTAAAGAGCGTGAGCCAACAGACCCGATGCAGATGATCGGCATTGAGTACAAGTGCGAGCAGACCAACTTCGATACGGCGATCACCTACGCGAAGCTGGACATGTGGGCGAAGTTCCAGGACTTCCAGACCCGTATCCGTAACGCCATCGTGCAGCGTCAGGCGCTTGACCGAATCACAATCGGCTTTAATGGCCTGGTCCGCGCCAAAACATCTAACCGCGTCGAAAATCCGCTGCTACAGGATGTTAATAAGGGCTGGCTGCAAAAGCTGCGCGAGGACGCGCCGGACAACGTGCTGGGCAGCAAAACCGCCAACGGCGAAACCACTTCTGAGCCGGTAAAAGTGGGCAAAGGTGGCGTGTATGCCAACCTTGACGCGCTGGTGATGGATGCGGTTAACGAGTTGATTGATCCCATTTTCCAGGACGACGACGAACTGGTGGTGATCTGCGGCCGCGAGTTGCTTTCTGATAAGTATTTCCCACTGGTGAACAACCAACAGGCCAACTCTGAGAAGCTGGCCGCCGACATCATTATCAGCCAGAAACGCATGGGCGGCCTGCAAGCGGTGCGGGCGCCGTACTTCCCGGCCAACGCCGTACTGATCACCCGCCTGGATAACCTGTCAATTTACTGGCAGGAAGAAACCCGCCGCCGCTCGGTGATCGATAACCCTAAACGTGACCGCATCGAAAACTTCGAATCGGTCAATGAGGCCTACGTGGTTGAGGATTACCGCTGCGCCGCGCTGGTTGAAAACATCACCATTGGTGAGTTCTCCACAGATGCTGGCGCGGGAGCGTAAGCCATGAGCCTGAGTCCCGCACGGCAGCACCGCCAGCGCGTCCAGGCTGAACAGGCCGCCCGTCAGGGCGGCAGTGTTCGCCACGCCAGCGGCTATGAGCTGATGCTGATGCAGCTTGGCGAAGACCGCCGCCGTCTCAAGGGCATTCAGTCCACAGTGAAGAAGGCCGAAATAAAGGTGGAAGTCCTGCCGAAATATGTGGCGTGGGTGGACGGCGTGCTGGCCGCCGACGGCGCGCAGCAGGACGACGTGCTGATGTACGTAATGCTGTGGCGCGTTGATGCCGGTAATTATGCCGGGGCGCTCACCATTGGCCGCCACGCTATCCGCCACGGCTGGTCAATGCCGCAGGGCTTTAGCCGCAACGTTCAGACGCTGCTGGCCGAGGAGATGGCCGACGCTGCTAAAAACGCCCTAGTGGCAAAAACCGACTTTGACCCCGACCTGCTGATGCAGACGCTCGACGTGATCGGCGATCTGGATATGCCCGATCAGTCGCGCGCCCGCCTGCACAAGTCGCTCGGCTGGGTGCTGCGCGAAAGCCAGCCGGTTTCCGCGCTGAACCATCTGCAGCAGGCCATGCAGCTCGACGAGCGCTGCGGGGTGAAAAAAGACATTGAGCAGCTGGAGCGGAAAATCCGCAACGCCAGCTGATAACCGGACGTGCCCACGCGCGGGGCGGCACGGGGTGGCGACAGGCAGCGCCGCATCAAAACCCCGTCCACCGCCCACCTATTCAGGAGAAATAAGGCATGCAGTTTGTAGCGCCGGAAAAGGCGACGGTAACGCCGGAAATTATCCCCAACAACTCATTTTGGCCGGACATCGATCTGGCGACGTTTCGCAGTGTCATGCGCGTTGACGGTACGGTGACGCCGCAGCGTCTGAAGCAGGTGGTGCTCACCGCGATGGCGGAAGTGAACGCGGAGCTTTATCCGTGGCGCGAACAGCAGGAGCTGCGCGGCTTTAACGGTCTGGCCGATGTACCGGCGGAGCAGCTGGCAGGGCGTAGCGTGCGTCTGCATCACTATGAAAATGCGGTGTGGTGCTGGGCGCGCGCGGTGCTAAACGAGCGTTATCAGGATTTTGACGCCACCGCTGCCGCTGCGAAGCGCGGGGAAGAGCTGGAAGACGCCACCGGCGACCTGTGGCGCGACGCACGCTGGGCAATCAGCCGCGTGCAGAACGCGCCGCACTGCACCGTTGAGCTGATCTGATGAAGGTGCGCGCGCAGCAGTACGACACGGTGGACGAAATCTGCTGGCGTCACTACGGGCGCACGCAGGGCATGACGGAGCAAGTATTGCAGGCTAATCCGGGGCTGGCGGAGCACGGCCCCTTTTTACCGCACGGGCTGGAGGTGGAGCTGCCGGACGTGACGACGGCCGCCACCGTGCAGGCCGTCCAGCTTTGGGACTGAATCATGTGGGAAAGAATCCGCGCCGGGATCGTCTGGTTTATTGCTGTCGGTATGGCATGGCTGGGCGACCTGTCGCTAAAAGACGTTTCAACCGTGGCCGGGGTGTTAATTGGCCTGCTAATGGCAATTATCAGCTGGTACTACAAACGCAAAACCTATCAGTTGCTGGCCGCCGGGCGCATCACACGGGAGGAATATGAATCTGCAAACCGTTAAGCGCTGCACCGTTGGCGTTGTGCTACTCATTGCCACGACGATGCCGGGTTTCCAGCAACTGCACACTTCTGTCGAGGGGCTAAAGCTAATCGCCGATTATGAGGGCTGCCGCCTGAAGCCGTACCTGTGCGACGCGGGCAAGTGGACCGACGGCATTGGTAACACCGTCGGCGTGGTACCGGGCCGGACCATCACCGAGCGGCAGGCGGCGGGGAATTTCATCACCAACGTGTTACGCGTTGAGGCGGCACTGGCGCGCTGCGCTGCGGTTTCCATGCCGCAGCCGGTCTACGACGCGCTGGTGTCGCTGGCGTTTAACGTCGGCACAGGCAACGCCTGCGGCTCAACGATGGTGACGCTCATTAAACAGGAGCGCTGGCGCGATGCGTGTTATCAGTTGCCGCGCTGGGTGTACGTGAAAGGCGTATTTAATCAGGGGCTGGATAACCGGCGACAGCGTGAACTGGGATGGTGCTTAAAAGGAGTATCAGCATGATGCGCGCGCTGGCGGCGATAGTGCTCGTTCTGATTGCCGCCCTTGGTGTGCAGTCGTGGCGGCTCAGCGCCGCCCACAACAAAATCGATGCGCAGGTGAAGGACTTAGCCGCGCAGGGTAAAAAGCTGTCGCAGAAAAACGGCCAGCTGATTGCCCTAAACATTCTGACGCAGACCAGCAGCCGGGCGCAGACGCAGCTTTATGCCGCCGCCGAGCAGAACGGCACGCTGCTGCGTGACCGGCAGCGCACCATTGAGGAACTTAAACGTGAAAATGACGAGCTTCGCCGCTGGGCTGATGCCCCTTTGCCTGATCCTGTTATCCGGATGCGCCAGCGTCCGGCCCTCACCGGAGGTCAGTCTTACCGTGAGTGGCTGTCCGCGAATCACCCCGTGCCGCCTGGACGAAGCCGCGCCGCGCCGTAATGGCGACCTGCTGGCGCAACTGGACGACACCGAGGCCGCATGGGCGGCCTGCGCCGACAAGGTAGACACCATCATCAGCTGTCAGGATAAAGACGATGAACAAGCCGCAGTCCTTGCGAAACGCCCTGAATAAAGCCGTGCCCTACGTGGCCGACAACCCGGACCGCCTGCACCTGTTTGTGGATAACGGTGCGGTGGTTGCAACCTCCGCCACGTCGATTTCATGGGAGTACCGCTACACCCTGAACGTGGTGGTGACGGACTTCACTGGCGACCAGAATCTGCTGATGGCGCCCGTTTTATTCTGGCTCGGCGTCAATCAGCCTGACGCCCTGCAGAACGCCAGCGAGCGCGAGCGGCTTTTCACCTTTGAGGCGGACATTCTCGGCAATGATCGCTGCGACATCAGCATGAACCTGAAGCTGACGGAACGTGTGATCGTGAAGGAAGTTGACGGCGTGATGTCAGTTGAGGCGGTGCCGGAGCCGGCAGCGCCGGACGATAGCGAAGAGGGCTGGACGGTGCGCCATGGCTGAACTGCATGAAGTTGAGGAGTGGCTGGGTGCGCTGCTGTCGCAGCTCGAACCGGCGGCCAGAACAAAGATGCTGCGCGAAGTGGCGCGCGACGTGCGGCGCATTCAGCAGAATAACATCACGCTGCAGCGCAGCCCGGACGGCACGGCATGGGAACCGCGACGCGTTACCGCACGAACCAAGCCGGGCCGTATTCGCCGCAAGATGTTTGCGAAGCTGAAAACGGCTAAATACCTTAAAGCACATGCAAACGCAAATCAGGCCATTATTGAGTTTGCACCGAACGTGCAGAGGCTGGTCCGCGTACATCATTACGGCCTGCGGGATCGTGTGAATCGGCAGGGCATGGAAGTGAAATATGCAGAACGCCCATTGTTGGGCGTGAATGATGATATGGAGAATTTAGTTCGGAAGACTTTGCTACACTGGCTAGCAGAATAATGTGCTATTAATTTCACAGGACAGTTTTGCTATTGAAGCTAATCTTTCTTCCCATGGAACCATAGTGGTTCCTTGCCGCTATTATATTTCTATCATCTCTTACTGCTAACCCAGCGCCATCAGTTGATGGATATATGTCAGCGGCACTGAATCCCGCAATACAGCACAATCCCAATAAACGAGCAGACTCAAAAGAGGGTAAAGTAAGTTTAAATAATATCGGCTCCCTTCTTTTTGAAATTATTTCTTCAAGGCCGATAATTTCTTCATGTGAATTTAAAAAGTCATGGTGAGGGTGTACAGTGAACCTTCCGTATTGTGCAGCTAAATTTGGGCTAGTTGAACCAGGGGAATGGAACACAAGTGTAAAATCTTCGCTGGTTATCTTTAATGTATCCAATACCCAAATTGCAATTTTAGATTCATCAGTCCAGCCAGGATAATTCGAAACAGCAGAGCTAGCAGCAAAATAACAAGCGGTATAAGCAAGTGATGTCCAATCCAGGAGTCTGGTTGGCATGCCGTGATGCTGGGATAATGCCATCAAGTCCAATAACTGAGGAGGCGGCCATTTAGATGGAGCCTGTATGCAAGGCGTATTTCCAGGGCTATTGTAGCCTAAATATTCACTTCTGAAATGTTGAGAGTCATTGGGGATTTTTATTCCTATGCGATCACAGTGAGTGACGAATTGAGTAAGAGAAAATAATTCATCTTTGACTATGGCTTGAGAAAGACGTTTCTCAAATTTCTTTGTAAAAAAAGTTTTATCAATGTGATCTTTTCTAAGTGCTGAAGGTATTAGTTTCCAGTCAGCATTACCATGCCCTCGATAAACAAGATTATGTGGGACAGTTAATCCAATGTTTTGAGTTGGTGATAGAGCTTCCCATAGGTCGTCAGCTGTTTTGAATTCAATTTCCATATAACGTTTTACATACACAGTATTATCTCCGCCAATAATTGTGTGATCCATCATACAACGCATTGATGATGCCAAATCTTTACCCGAATGCAAACATCGAATTCATGAACGAAAAACTCACTGAAATAATGCGCCTTATCACCAATCTGATCCGCACCGGCATCGTGTCCGAGGTGGACGCGGATAAATGGCAGTGCCGGGTGAAAACGGGCGACCTTGAAACCAACTGGATTAACTGGCTCACCTTCCGCGCCGGGAATACCCGCACATGGTGGCAACCCTCTATTGGCGAGCAGGTTGTGCTGCTGAGCCTCGGCGGCAATCTCGAAACCGCGTTTGCGCTGCCGGCCATTTATTCCGACGCCTTCCCGCCGCCCGATTATTCAGAGAACGGCAGCACCACCGTGTTCGACGATGGCGGCTGGTTCCAGTACGAGCCGGACACCGGCCAGTTGCTGATTAAAAACATCAAAAGCGTGCGCATAGAGGCCGCCGACGGCATTCAGTTGATCACCGATCAACTGGGCGTTGACGCCAGCCAGATGCTGATTAACAGCGAAACCGTGATGAACGGCGCGGTGACGCAGGGCGGCGGCGATATGAGTTCTAACGGGGTGATTGCTGATAAACACGCACACGACAAAGTGAAGTCCGGCGGCGACATATCCGGAGGCCCGCAATGATGTATCTCGGCATGAACCGCGACACCGGCGAAGCCATCACCGACACAGAGCACATCCGCCAGAGCGCGCGCGACATTCTAATCACGCCGGAAGGCAGCCGCATCGGGCGCCGTGAGTACGGTTCGCTGCTGTCGGTGCTGATTGACCAGCCGCAGAACGACGTGGTGCGCCTTCAGGTTATGGCGGCGGCATACACGGCGCTGAGCCGCTGGGAGCCGCGTATCCGCCTCAGCTCGGTGAGCATTACCAGCGCCTTTGATGGCTCCATGGTGGTTGAACTGAACGGCCAACGTGCCGACGGCTCACCGCTCGCAATGTCAGTGCCTACGGGGGTGAACAGTGGCAGTAATTGACCTTTCGCAGCTGCCCGCACCGGAAGCGATCGAGGTGCCGGACTTTGAAACGCTACTGGCCGAGCGCAAAGAAGCGCTGATTGCGCTCTATCCGACTGATGAGCAGGCCGCCATGCGCCGCGTGCTGGCGCTTGAATCCGATCCACTGGTGAAGTGTTTGCAGGAAAACGTTTACCGCGAAATCCTGCTGCGCCAGCGCATCAACGAGGCGGCGCAGGCCGTCATGGTGGCTTACGCGCTCGGCAGCGACCTCGACCAGTTGGCCGCGCGCAGTAACGTGCAGCGTCTGACCATTACCCCGGCCAACCCGGACGCCGTGCCGCCGGTGGACGCGGTGATGGAATCGGACGATGCGCTGCGTGTACGCGTGCCTGAAGCCTTTGAGGGCTTATCGGTAGCCGGTCCGACGGCGGCCTACGAGTTTCACGCCAGAAGCGCAGACGGGCGGGTGCAGGACGTGTCCGCCATCAGCCCGTCACCGGCGACGGTGCTGATCACCGTGCTGAGCCGCGAGGGCAACGGCACGGCAGCCGCTGATTTACTGAATACAGTGGACTCTGCGCTGAACAGCGAGAGCGTGCGCCCGGTAGCGGACCGCGTCAGCGTGCAGCCTGCGACCATCAATGACTACCGCGTGCAGGCAAAGCTGCACCTATTTGACGGCGTGGCTGCTGCGCCCTGTCTGGAGGCGGCAAACGAGCGGCTTGCTGCTTACCTCACTGAGCAGAAAAAGCTGGGCCGCAGCGTGCGCCGCGAATCATACGGCGCGGTGCTGCGCGTGGCCGGTGTGGACTGGGTGGAGATTACCGAACCGGCTGCCGACATCATTATGGACCGCACGCAGGCGGGCAACTGCACCGGCACCGACGTAACGGTGGCAGACGATGAGGTGGCGTCATGAGTAACAGCCTGCTGCCGCCCGGCTCATCCGCGCTGGAGCGTCGTCTGTCGCAGGCGTGCAGCGGGATTTCCGGGCTGAGCGTGCCGCTGCGCGACCTGTGGAACCCGGACACCTGCCCGGTGAGCTTTCTTCCGTATCTGGCCTGGGCGTTTTCGGTGGACCGCTGGGACGAAAGCTGGGCGGAAAGCGTGAAGCGCAAGGTGGTGAAGGATGCGTTTTATATCCATCAGCACAAGGGGACCGTCAGCGCGATCCGGCGCGTGGTGGAGCCGCTGGGCTATCTCATCCGCGTGATTGAGTGGTGGAAAACCAACGACGAACCCGGCACGTTCCGGCTGGACGTGGGCGTGCTGGACACCGGCATCACCGAGAAAATGTATCACGAGCTGGAACGCGTGATTGCCGACGCCAAGCCGTGCAGCCGCCATCTAATCGGGCTTTCGATCACCCTGGACGCGAACGGCACGGTGCCGGTGGCCGTTGCCAGCTATAGCGGCGACGAGCTGACCGTTTATCCCTATACCCCTGAACTAATCAGCGTCGGCGGGCCGGTGTACTCCGGCGCGACGGTGCATCTTATCGACCTGACGGAAGTGAGCGCATGACGACAAAATATTTTGCCCTGCTGACCAATCAGGGCGCGGCAAAGCTTGCCAACGCTGCCGCGCTCGGCACCAAAGTTAACATTACGCAGCTGGCCGTGGGCGACGGTGGCGGCACGCTGCCCACGCCTGATCCGGCGCAGACAAAACTCATCGGCGAGAAGCGGCGCGCACCGCTTAACTCGCTGACGATTGACGCCGCCAACGGCAGTCAGATTATTGCCGAGCAGATTATCCCGGAGGGCGAGGGCGGCTTCTGGATCCGCGAGATTGGCCTGTTTGACGCCGACGGCGTGATGATTGCGGTGGCTAACTGCGCCGAGACTTATAAGCCGCAGCTGGCCGAGGGCAGCGGGCGCACGCAGACGGTGCGCATGATTATCATTGTGAACAGCACCAGCGCGGTGACGCTCAAAATCGACCCGTCGGTGGTGCTGGCGACGCGTAAATATGTGGATGAAGGCGTGATCGTGGCGAAGCAGTACGGTGACACTCTGCACCAACAGGCAAAGGAATATGCGCAACAGTTGCAGAAGGAGGCGGAGGAGTACGCCGACACGCTGCTTGAGCAGGCGAAGAAGTACAGCAGCGATGCACTGAAGCAGCACGTGGACGATGCCAACCCACACAAGCAATACCTGAGGATTGCCAGCGCCCTTAAGGAACTGGCTGATGCGGGCAAAGTACCGGATGCGCTCGCGGTGCTGGGACTGACCGAATCAGCGCTCGCGGGTGCGAGCGGCGGCGTTCTCGGTGATTCGGGTTATATCAAAATCCCGATGATTATCGCCGGGGCCAAAAAGGTGCTTTACCTTCAGTGGGGAACTTTTACGAGCGTCACGGGAAGCACCGGTACAAACGGCGTTTACGAAAGCCCTACCGCCACCGTCACGTGGCCTGCGGCATTCCCAAATAATGTCCTTCAGGTGATTACCGGCGGATCGTCCGATGTTGGCGGAGCCGGTCAACAGGAAATGGCCTGGGCATTTGGCAAGAGCAGGACATCCGGCTCCTTTGGTTTTCAGTGCCGAAGCCCGAACACCACCATGACAGGTTCTTACATTGCGCTGGGGTATTAACGATGCGATTTTCTGAAACTACACAGGCTTTTTATGACGAGGCCTTTGAGGACAATGCGGCAGTAGATGATCTTCCCGCTGACGCCCGTGAAATCACAATGGAACAGTATCAGGACTTTTACAGCGCCATTAACAGCGCGTGCCGGGTATACGTTAAAAAGGACAAATTTGTCATTTCTGCACCACGCCCCGGTGTTCTCTGCGAGTGGGATGACGGCAAAAAAACGTGGTTTATGAGCGATGCGGCGAAAGCGCAGCAGCAGGCGCAGGACGTGGCAAACGCAGAAAAGCAGCGCCGATCTCTGATTGATGAGGCGACGCAGAAAATATCACTTTTGCAGACCAAAGTGATGATTGGCCGGGCGCTGCTGGACATTGAAAAACAGACACTGAACATCTGGCTAGACTATATTGACCAGCTGAACTTGGTTGACGTGTCAGCCGCGCCGGGCATCAACTGGCCGGTAGAACCAGCGTAACCATCAGGCCCGTTTAGGGCCTGATGGTTTATCAAAATACCTGGCTGGAGTTAGTTTATGATAATCGGTTTTTTGGGATCGATGCCGCCATTGAAGTTTGGTTCTTTGGTGATTATTCCGGGCGTAGGGAATTGGGGCGGTTTTACATGAGGAGTGATAATTGCTTTAGCTGGTATGACTCTAAAAGCTAATCCTCTATAACCGACAGCAAGCAAAGTATCATATTTATTTTTGAGGCTGATTGAGTTTTTAGATACGTAATTGACGGTTGAGGCGACACCGTAACCTAGGTCAGTAGAGTTGCTGATTATTGGGTCAGTCGAAACTTTATTATCCTTTGTTTCAGGCTTGAATTGTGATGGCTCTCCTTTAGGTGTATCAAGAGATACATTTCCTGCAAGATGAATTTCACTATCAGAGATTAAGCTAACATTAAATATGCTGGAGTAGTAGACTTCAGTGGGGATTATGACGGTGATGTAGCAATCTTGTTTTGGACAGAGCTGTAATGCAGTGAATTCTAAATTATTTAATGAGCCATGCTCTAATGGGATCGTTATCTTTGCTGGCTGTCCAGAACCATTAAGGTAATGTAATTCTCCAGTGTTTTTATAAGTGGTGTTGTTAATCTTATCAATTAGTAATGGCATGCTCACTGAGTAGTAGACGGCATTCGGGACAGAAACTGAATATTTTTTTATATTATTGCCAGATAGACCTAGTTTAGTCATAAGAGCGTCTGGTAGCACTGCACCTAAACTACCGGATGTTTCCCTTTCAATATTGTAATCTGGAAATCCAATGCGCTTAAATGCATAGTTATTACTGGTGTTTGTTACTTTGCCTTCATAATAACAATTTAATGTTGAACTTGCGCTAGACGAAGCATCACGCGCAGAAAGTGCTGAGCTTTTATCGCCTAAAGTCTTTTGGCAATTAGGTGAGCTCATTCGAAATTCAGGGGTGTTTTCATATGAATCTTCAATTAGGCTTTTCAATATTGTTGAGTCTAATTGTGCAATTTTAACTGAGCTAAAATCACAGTTGGATTTTTCATATCCTTTTTCACATTCAGGTTTTGCTACCTGAAGATAGATACTTCCAATATAAATGTCTTCTCTTGGAGGGTATACCGCTACAATACCAAGCTGATTAACTGCGCCAACCCAACGATTGTTTATTTTTTTATCACTACATCCGGTAATGCTTAACATGATAATGATTAGCACGATTTTCATTTTTTTGATTTCCCCAAAGGTTATTAAAATGATGCTAGCACTGAAAAACGAAGCGGCAATATTAAGTCGGGATTATATTTATTTTTGTTGGAGTGTTTTTTCTTAGCCGAACTAATACTGTTTGCATATTTAGATCCATTCATTGTGTGAGCAATCAAACAATGCTTAGAGAATGAAACCTTAAGCCACTTAGTCTCAAAATTGCGATACCTCTTACTTTGGAGTATCGCCATATGGCACAGGACTATCATCACGGCGTGCGCGTTGAGGAAATCAACGAAGGCACCCGAACCATCACCACCATCAGCACGGCGATTGTCGGCATGGTTTGCACCGGCGACGACGCCGACGCGGCAACCTTCCCGATGAACCGTCCGGTGCTGCTGACCGACGTACTGGCCGCCAGCGGCAAGGCGGGCGAGTCCGGCACGCTGGCGCGCTCGCTGGATGCCATCGCCGATCAGGCAAAACCCGTCACCGTTGTGGTGCGCGTGCCGCAGGGCGAAACCGAAGCCGAAACCACCGCCAACATCATCGGCGGCGTAAGCGACGGCCAGCGCACCGGCATGAAAGCGCTGCTGGCCGCGCAGGCAGTGTGCGGCGTTAAGCCCCGCATTCTCGGCGTACCGGGTCACGACACGCAGGCGGTGGCTACCGAGCTGCTGAGCGTGGCGCAAAGCCTGCGCGGCTTTGCCTACCTGTCGGCGTACGGCTGTCAGAGCGTGGAAGAGGCGATTGCCTATCGCGCGAACTTCAGCCAGCGCGAGGGCATGCTCATCTGGCCGGACTTCATCAACTTCGACACCGTGCTGAAGGCGGACGCGACGGCTTTCGCCACTGCCCGCGCGCTCGGCCTGCGCGCCAAAATCGACGAGCAAACCGGCTGGCATAAATCCCTGTCGAACGTTGGCGTGAACGGCGTGACCGGCATTTCCAAAGACGTGTTCTGGGATTTGCAGGATCCGGCTACTGACTCCGGCCTGCTGAATCAGAACGACATCACCACGCTTATTCGTAAGGACGGCTTCCGCTTCTGGGGTTCGCGCTGCCTGAGTGATGACCCGCTGTTTGCGTTTGAGTGCTACACCCGCACCGCGCAGGTGCTGGCCGACACCATGGCCGAGGCGCACATGTGGGCGGTGGACGGCGCGCTGAATCCGTCGCTGGCCCGCGACATTATCGAAGGCATTCGCGCCAAGCTGCGCAGCCTCGTGAGTCAGGGCTACCTCATCGGCGCGGACTGCTGGCTGGACGATAGCGTGAACGACAAGGACACGCTCAAGGCGGGCAAGCTGCTCATCGATTACGACTACACGCCGGTGCCGCCGCTTGAAAACCTGCTGCTGCGCCAGCGCATCTCCGACCAGTATCTGGTCGATTTCGCCAGCCGCGTCAGCGCATAAGGAGACTAAATCATGGCATTACCCCGCAAGCTCAAGCACCTCAACCTGTTCAACGCAGGCGACAACTGGCAGGGGCTGATCGAGTCCGTGACGCTACCGAAAATCACCCGCAAGTTTGAGAAGTATCGCGGCGGCGGCATGGCCGGTGCGGTGGACATCGACATGGGTCTGGACGACGGCGCGCTGGACACTGAATTCACCTGCGGCGGCGTTGAGGCGAAGCTGTTCAAGCAGATGGGCACCCTCACCGTGGACGGCGTGCAGCTGCGCTTTACCGGCTCCATTCAGCGCGACGACACCGGCGAAGTGCAGGCGGTGGAGCTGGTCGTGCGCGGCCGCCACAAGGAGCTGGATTCCGGCGAGTGGAAGACCGGCGAATCCAGCACCACCAAGGTGTCCGGCACCAACAGCTACGCCAAGCTGACCATCAACGGCGAAGTGCTCTACGAGATTGACCTGGTGAACATGATTCACATCGTGGATGGCACGGACCTGATGGAAGCGCACCGTAACGCGCTCGGCCTGTAATTAATCCGGCAGGGCAAACCCTGCCGCCTTTTACCCTTTTAGCGAGACATCTTCATGACCGATAAAACCACCGAAAAAACCGTTGAGCTTGACACCCCTGTCCTGCGCGGCAAGACCGAAATCAAAAGCGTTGTCGTGCGCAAGCCGCAGTCCGGCGCGCTGCGCGGTACGCGCCTGCAGGCGCTGATGGACATGGACGTGAACGCAATGATCACCGTGCTGCCGCGCGTCACCACGCCCGCCCTGACCGTGCAGGAAATCACCGAAATGGACCCCGCCGATCTGGTGAGCCTGTCGGTGGAGGTGGTCACTTTTTTACTGAAGAAGTCGGTGCTGTCGGATTTAGCGACGGCCTGACGGTAGACGATCTGGTGGCGGACATCGCCACCGTCTTTCACTGGCCGCCGTCCGTTACCGAGTTCATGACGCTGACCGAGGTACTGGAGTGGCGGCATAAGGCGATAATGCGACACGGGACCAGCGATGAGTGATAAAGACTTGCGTTTGCAGGTTGTTCTTAACGCGGTAGACAAACTGACCCGCCCCTTCCGTTCTGCAAAGGCCAGCACCCGCGAGCTGGCCGATTCCCTGCGCACCGCGCGCGCCAGCCTGAAGGACTTAGACGCGCAGGCCGCGCGCATCGACGGCTTTCGTAAAGCCCGCTCGCAGCTTGCTATCACCGCCAATAACCTGAAGGGCGCGCGCGAAGAGGCGGCGAAGCTGGCGACGCAGTTCAGCGCCACCAACCGGCCCACCGCCGCGCAGGCGAGGGTGCTGGAGCAGGCGAAAAACCGCGTGCGCGAGCTGCAGCAATCCTATAACGGCCTGCTGGGTTCGGTGCAGCGCCAGCGCGCCGCGCTCACCGAATCCGGCATTGATACTAAAAAACTGAGCCAGGCACAGCGCGATCTCAAAAACCGTGCGGACGACGCGCGCGCGGCAATTGACCGGCAGCAGAAGTCGCTGAAGCGGCTCGGCGAGCAGCAGGCGAAAATCAACGCGCTGCGGGAGCGCCACGCCCGCTCGCTTGAGGTGCGCGATAAAATTGCCGGTGCCGGTGCAGCGACCACCGTGGCCGGGCTGGCGATGGGCGCGCCGGTGCTGGCCGCCGTAAAATCCTCGGCGGGCATGGAAGACGCGATGAAGGGCGTGGCGAAGCAGGTTAACGGCCTACGCGACAACGACGGCAACCGCACGGCGCAGTTCTACGACATGCAGGCCGCCATCAAGGCCGCCAGCGAGCAGCTGCCGATGGACAACGGCGCGATTGACTACGCGGCGCTGGTTGAGGGTGGCGCGCGCATGGGCGTGACCAACCAGAACGACTCCTACGAGGACCAGAAGCGCGACCTGCTGGCGTTTGCCACCACGGCGGCGAAGGCGTCCACCGCGTTTGAGCTGCCCGCCGGTGAGCTGGCCGAGGGGCTGGGCAAGATTGCGCAGCTGTACAAAATCCCCACGCGCAACATCGAGCAGCTGGGCGACGCGCTGAACTACCTGGACGATAACGCGATGTCCAAAGGCTCGGACATTATCGACGTGCTGCAGCGCATGGGCGGCGTGGCGGACAGGCTGGACTACCGCAAGGCGGCGGCGCTCGGCTCCACGTTCCTGAGCCTCGGCGCAACGTCGGAAACCGCTGCCAGCGCGGCAAACGCTATGGTGCGTGAACTCTCCGTCGCCACCATGCAGGGCAAGACCTTTATGGGCGGCATGGCGCTGCTGAAGCTCGATCCGAAAGCCATTGAAAAGCAGATGACCACCGATGCGATGGGCACCATCCAGCGCGTGCTGGAGAAGGTCAACAACCTGCCCGCTGACAAGCGCCTGACCGCCATGACCATGGTGTTCGGCAAGGAGTTCGGCAAGGATGCGGCGAAGCTCGCCAACAACATGCCGGAGCTGCGGCGCCAGCTGCAGCTGACGCAGGGCAACGCGGCCAGCGGCTCGATGCAGAAAGAATCGGACATCAACAAGGATTCACTTTCCGCGCAGTGGCTGCTGGTGAAAACCGGCGCGGCCAACACGCTGAGCAGCCTCGGCGATACGCTGCGCGCGCCGCTGATGGAAATCATGGACGCGGTGAAGCGCGTTACCGGCACCATGCGCCGCTGGGTGGAGTCCAATCCCGAGCTGGTCGGCAGGCTGATGAAGATCGCCGCCGTTGTGGCAACGGTAACGCTGGCGCTCGGCACGCTGGCCGTAGGTCTGGCCGCCGTGCTGGGGCCGATCCTGATGCTGCGCTTCGGGCTGAGCATGCTCGGCCTGAAAGGGCTGGCGAAGCTCTCGCCGATGCTGGGCGGGCTGGGCAAGGCATTCTCAAAACTGGCGCCCGGTCTGGCGTCGTCCGGCGACGGCATCAAAAAGCTGTTATCACTGTTCAGCGGCGGCGAGGCCGGGGAGTCGGTGAACTGGCTGGAGAAAATCCGCGACGCGCTGGCGTCCCTGCGCGGCGGTGACGATGACGACGAGGGCGGCGGCATTCTGAACGCCTTCCGTGAGGGCGCACTGGAGAAAATCAAAGAGAAGGCGCAGGACGCCGGGCAGACGCTGGTTGCCTCCTTCCGTAACCCGATGGCCGGTGTGCGGGCGCTCGGCGCGCAGGTGCGCGGGCTGGCCGGTGCCGCCCTTGCGCCGCTGGCGGCCTCGGTGCGCGGTGCCGGTGGCGCGCTGATGTGGCTGGTGAAGTCGCCTTTTGCCCTGCTGCGCACGGTGCTGACCGGCGTGGTATGGGCGCTCGGTGCGTTGCTGAGTCCCGTCGGGCTGGCCGTGGCGGCGCTGGCCGGTGTGGCGCTGGTTATCTGGAAATACTGGGCACCCATCAAGGCGTATTTAGGCGGCGTTGTTGACGGCTTCCGGGCGGCTGCCGGACCTATCAGCGAGGCGTTTTCACCGCTCCAGCCGGTATTCCAGTGGATAGGCGATAAGGTGCAGGCGCTGTTCGGCTGGTTTAAAGACCTGCTGACGCCGGTGCAGTCCACGGCGGCCGAGCTGGATAGCGCCGCCGCGAAGGGTAAAGCGTTCGGGCAGGCGCTGGCCGACGGCCTGAACATGGTGATGCATCCGCTGGACAGCCTCAAGGCCGGGATCGGCGAGCTGCTGGATAAGTTCGGCCTCGTCAGCAAGGCGTCTGCTAACACGAAGCTGCCGCAGGCACCGCAGGCAGCCAGCGTCAGCGGTGGCGGGGTTAAGTTGCCAGCGGGCGGCTTCCCGGCGTTTGCGGGCATGTACGACACCGGCGGCAACATTCCGGCGGGCCAGTTTGGCGTCGTGGGTGAGAACGGCCCGGAAATCGTCGGCGGGCCGGTGAGCGTAACCAGCCGCAGGCGCACAGCACAGCTGGCCGCGATGGCGGCGATGACGCTCGGCATGGCAGCCGGAACGGCAGAGGCTAAGCCGCTGCACCCGCTGAGCCTGCCCGCGCAGAGCTACCGGCAGGACGCGCCGCGCCAGCAGTCCGCAGCAACTACCGCGCCCGTGAGTATTCACGCGCCGATCACCATCGTGCAGCAGCCGGGACAGAGTGCGCAGGACGTGGTCGACGAAGTGATGCGCAGGCTGGAAGCGAAAGAGCGGCAGGCGCAGTCCCGCGCCCGCAGCAGCTACCGAGACCGTGGAGGATTTGAATCATGATGATGACGCTGGGCCTGTTTGTTTTCATGCTCAAAACCGTGCCGTATCAGGAATTACAGCTGCAGCGCAGCTGGCGCTTTCCGTCGAACAGCCGTGTGGGCGTGCGTCCCGCGCTGCAGTATCTCGGCCCGGACAACGACACCATCACGCTGTCGGGCGTGCTGCTGCCGGAAATCACCGGCGGCAGGCTGTCGCTGTTCGCGCTGGAGCAGATTGCGGAGCTGGGGCGAGCGTGGCCGCTGATTGAGGGCAGCGGCACGATTTACGGCATGTTCGTGATCGAGAGCCTGAGCCAGACCAAAGCTGAGTTTTTCAGCAACGGCGTGTGCCGGCGCATTGAGTTCACGCTGACGCTGAAGCGCACCGACGAATCGCTGGGTGAGATGTTCGGCAGCCTGAGCGATCAGCTGTCGGCCATGCAGGGCGCGGCCACCGACGCAGCCGGTAAAGTCGGCGCGGCAGTGGGCGGGCTTTTCTCATGATGGCGGGCAGCTGGATTAACGGCCAGGCGAACGCGCCCGCCTTCAGGCTGACGCTTGCCGGGGCCGACATTACGCATAAAATTGAGCAGCGGCTCATCAGCCTGACGCTTACCGATAACAGGGGCTTTGAGGCGGACCAGCTGGACATCGAGCTGGACGACGCGGACGGCCAGCTGCTGATGCCGCGCCGGGGCGTTGAGCTGTCGCTGGCGCTGGGCTGGAAAGGGGAGGCGCTTTTCCCGAAAGGCACCTACACCGTGGATGAAATTGAGCACAGCGGCACGCCGGACAGGCTGACCCTGCGCGCGCGCAGCGCGGACTTCCGGCAGACGCTGAACACGAAGCGCGAAAAGTCGTGGCACCAGACCAGCGTGGGCGATGTAGTGAAAGAGATTGCCGGGCGGCACAAGCTCAAAACGGCGGTGGGCGATGACGTGGCGAAGATGGCGCTGGACCATATCGACCAGACTAACGAGTCAGACGCCAGTTTTCTGATGCGCCTGGCGAAGCAGTGCGGCGCGGTGGCCTGCATCAAAAACGGCAACCTGCTGTTTATCCGGCAGGGACAGGGCAAAACGGCGAGCGGTAAGGTACTACCGGCCATCACAATTGTGCGAAAAGACGGGGACGGACACCGCTTTACGCTGGCTGACCGCGACGCCTACACCGGCGTAATAGCGAGCTGGCTGCATACCCGCGAGCCACAGAAAAAGCCAGAAACCACCGTGAAGCGTAAGCGCCGCAAGCCCGCCGCGCAGAAGAAAGAGCCGGAGGCGAAGCAGGGTGACTACTTGATCGGCACGGATGAGAACGTCCTGGTGCTGAGCCGCACCTATGCGAACCGGGCCAACGCAGAACGCGCCGCAAAAATGCAGTGGGAGCGGCTGCAGCGCGGCGTGGCGACGTTCTCAATCCAGCTGGCGCGTGGTCGCGCGGATCTCTACACGGAAATGCCGGTTAAGGTCAGCGGATTTAAACAGCAGATTGATGCCGGGGAGTGGATTATCACGACGCTGACGCACAGCCTGAGCGCTGACAATGGTTATACGACCAGCATTGAGCTTGAAGTGAAAATAGATTCACTTGAAATGGAATAGTGCTATCTCAAAATGGTTAAATTAGATAATATTAATCTCAATTGGGGTTTGGAGACGACATCATGATGAATTGCCCTTTGTGTGGGAATGCCGCACATACCCGTAGCAGCTTTCAGGTATCAGCAACGACTAAAGAGCGCTATAACCAGTGCCAAAATATTAATTGCAGCTGTACGTTTAAATCTCATGAGACGGTATCTGAGATCATTATGAAGCCAGGATCGGTTAAGCCAGTTCCTCCGCATCCAGGAAGAAATCAGCAGCAACCACTGTGGCTGTAATCGCTGAAGTTCTCTAAATTGCCCGTGATAAACGGGCTGTAAAAAGTAAAAATACATAAATAATTAGAATTTAATAATTTACCTATGCACTATTAATGTTTGTCTTACATAATGTGAGATCTTATCCCAAATAAAAGTGGTCGTTAATTAATTATTAGATTTTGTTTATTTTAAAGTGTTCCAGTGTTTTACACCTTCCATGCTTTTACTCATTTCTATAAAATACTAGATGTGCTCTGTCTTTGTATTAGTACTAAATCAGCTTGATCATATTATAATTCTTAAGCATACTAGTAAAAAATAAAAGGGTGGTAAATATTATTATGAATGATAATTCATTCAATGTATGGAATAAAAGAAACTTCGCAGAAGGCGCTACTGAATCTGAACGATATCTTGCGAAATTAGCACGAAAAGCTTTTCTTAATTTTTGGAGTTATTCAAATCCTTATACAGATGAAAATAAAGGAAGTGAATTATGCGATTTCATGGTTGTTTTTGGTAATGATGTTATCCTTTTTTCAGATAAACATTGCGAATACCCACAACATGCTGATCATAAGATTGCATGGTTCAGATGGTATAGAAGTGCAATTAATAAATCAGTAAGACAATTGTCTGGGGCTTCATCTTTCATCAAAAATTTTCCAAATAGAATATTTTTAGATCAAGCATGTAGATATCCTTTACCAATTCCACTACCTTCACCAGAAAAATTAAAGATACACTTAGTAGCTGTAACCAGGGGGTCTGCTGAAGCAGCAGAAAAATACTTTGGCAATGGTAGTTCCAGTAGTTTAATGATTAATACTCGCATTGAAGAAAAACAACATAAAAGCCATCCATTCATGATTGGATGGCCATTAAAAAACCGAAAGTTTGTACATGTTTTAGATGAACTGACTCTTGATATATTGCTTAATGAATTAGATACGGTTTCAGATTTTGTTAGTTATCTGACAAAAAAGGAAAAGTATCTAACAACGGATGATGTTGATTTTATAATATCCGGTGAAGAGGAATTACTCGCACATTATCTCATGCATCCAATGGATAATTTTGAAGGCTTTTCATTTCCACCTATTAAATCTAATTACAAAATGGTCAGGATTGATGAGGGAGCATGGAGACGATTCTACCAAAGTAATGCCTATCTTTCTTGGAAAGAATTCACGAAAGTTAGTTATGAGTGGGATCGATTAATTGAGAGCCAGACTCATCACATTCATCAAGACACAGCCCAAGTTTTAAGAAATGATGATCTTTCACTCAAAGATATTCAAGCCCATGAACTAGTGTTGAGAGCAATGGCAGAAGAAGGACGTATAACAAGACAGATTCTTGCGAGGGAACACTTCTCAATTTTGAATAGAGAGTCTGAAGAAGACCGGCTAGTCAAAACGATAGTCATCCCAAATCGTCCAAATCGAGCCTATATTTTGCTAGTTATGAAATGGGACAATAATATTGATTATGAAGAATATCGTCAGTTGCGTCGTTCTTCATTAGTCGGTTTTTGTCGGGCTAACAGATTTAGAATTGAGGGAATTGAGGAAGTCATTGGTATTGCATCCGATCACTCAAACTCTCCATTCATGACTCAAGACTTTATACTTATGCACTTCGAAAAAGACATTACACAAGAGGATAAAGATATGGAAATATCAGCATTAAAAGCTGCTGGGATTTGGAAGGAAAGCTGGAAATGTATCTAATGTAACAAGGAGAATCAGTTCTTTTGAAGGGCAGATAATCTGAGGATGAAACTGAGTCAGAAAAAATCTGCTGCCACTTTGCTGCCAATAGCTGGTTTAAAAGACAAAAAAGCCACCCCAAAAGGTGGCTTAAATGCATGATTTTAATCACTAAATTTGGTGGCCCCTGCTGGGTTTGAACCAGCGACCAAGCGATTATGAGTCGCCTGCTCTAACCACTGAGCTAAGGGGCCAGCGGAGCGGGGATTATAGAGTATCTTGTTAGGGTGATCC